ACATTTTCAATTTCAAAATACATTTGAATACCCCTTTCTTTCAAATATCTCATAATCTGCAATAGCTCTACCGTATTCCTGGATACTCGTTTTGCTGATTTAGTGATTATGTAATCGAATTTCCCCTCTGCAGCGCTTTCTAACATATGTTTCAATCCGTTACGGCCTTTTTTCCTTAATCCACATCTTCCGCAATCCCAGAATACTCCTGAAAATACCCAACCCGGATGATCTGATATCTGTTCTGTATATGCCACAATTTGATGAGCCAAACTGGCTAACTGCGTCTCTTTCTTAGTGCTGACGCGGCAATATGCCGCCACACGCAGCGGTTCCATATTCTCTTTTTTCACAGGCATATAATATATATTTTTCAAAACACATCACCTCGTTTCATCAATAAGGAAAAGGCGCAAAAGCCAAAAGCCTTCACGCCTCACCACACGGCAACTATCCAATCTCACCTAATCATCATTTAACACTTTTTTGCAACAGGACAATACTTTCAACGTGTGTATCATTGTCCAAACTAATATTCATATTATCTTCAACAATAGGAAGCTTAAATATAATCGACTTTAACCACTGTCCATTCGCCTGTTCCTCCTCATACACATGTATTTCCTTTATCAATGCTGTCAGCAATGCTCTTTTATCAGCATCCTCCATTACATCATAAAGCTTATCAAAATAAATGAGAGTTTTATATATATTATCGCCTGTCAGCTTCTCGGCTTCAATAGCCCGCTTCCTATCCTTGCAATCTTTTAAGCTATGTTCCACATCGTCAATATTATCATACATCTTATCCAGCCGATCCTGCAAGTCGGATAACTTTCTATCGTAATGCCTGTCATCGTAATTTAAGCAGTCTATCTGATTTTCAAGGCTTCTTTTCGTGCCGATATATTGGCTTAACTGCTTCTGGTAATTGACTATTTCTTTTTCCACTTCGCTGGTGTCTGTTTTGATGTTGATTTTCTCTTTCATCATATCAGCAAATTTAGGATTACTAACCAATTTGCCAATGACTTCCGCTACAGCACTGTCTAACTTTTCCTCCTGAAGCTGCTTATTATAAGTACATCTATGCCCTTGCATCATGCTTCGGTGCTTGCATCCATAGTAGAAATAGTCCTTATAATGCTTGCCGTTTTTCTTCTTAATTGACTTATTACCATACATACCCGCACCACACATAGGGCAGCACAGAAGACCAGACAAGAGATGAATCTTTTCATCCTTTCCCTTATTAACGTGCTCATACCTCTTTGCCTGCAATTTGCGTTTTTCCTGCACTTTTTCCCACGTGCCGTCATCAATGATTGCTTCATGGATTCCATCACAAACCATATAATCATCTTGTTTCACAATATGGTACTGCCTTGTGCCGGATATCTTCTCAGTCCGTCTCCGCCCAAAAGCTATTTTTCCGTTGTAAACAGGGTTATCCAATATCTCCCTTATTAATTTTGCAGAAAAAAATGGACTTTTACCGTTCTGCCTCTCCTTTTTCATTATCCCCTGCTGCCCCAGATACTTTGCTATGCCATTAGCACCCATATCCGTGTTTGCATACTTATCAAAAATCAGACGGATTGCCTCCACTTCACTTTCCTCAATTTCCAGCTTACCATTATTCAGACGATAGCCATAAGGCGCAAATCCACCGTTCCATTTTCCTTCTCTGGCCTTCTGCCTCCGTCCCTCCATGGTCTGCACAAGAATATTTTCCCGTTCAATTTCAGCTACTGCTGAAAGGACAGATATCATAAGCTTACCTGCATCCTTGGAACTGTCAATTCCGTCTTCAACGCAAATCAGGTTCACATCATAATCCTGCATAAATTGAAGCGTACTTAGCACATCAGCGGCATTCCGCCCAAAACGTGACAGCTTGAACACAAGCACATAGGAAACACCATCTTTATTAGATTCTATGTCTTCAAGCATTTTCTTAAACTCCGCACGGCCTTCAATCGACTTTCCAGACTTGCCTGCGTCCACATATTCGCCAACGATTTCATAATCAAAGGCATCGGCATATTTCGTAATCCGCTCGTCCTGGGCATCAAGAGAATACCCATCTACCTGCATGGAGGTGGACACTCTCTTATATGTGTATACTTTCGTTTTTTTAATCAATATCATCACCTCGTAAAAGTTTGGACTCAAACCACACGTTTAATTTGTTACGCTAATTATATCAAATACGATAAGGAAATACAATGCGATTTTGGATTAAAAAAGAAAAAGACCAACGATTCAATCCGTTGGTCCTTGTGGCGGGTCTGGTGAAGGTGGGTCCGGTAAACTTTCCAAGTCAATTTTATCAGCATATTTGGTTATGAGAGTAGCAAGTAATTCAGCAAAAATAGTCATATCAGTATCCATAATTTATTTCCCCACTTAATGCTTATAAAGTGTTTTCTTTGCTTAATAGGCTGTTTTAGTAACGTCATCTTCTTCCGCCCTCTAAATTCTCACTGTATAATCCAACGAAATCCACCCATCCCTCTTCTTCTGGTAAGATTTCAACAGCCCCCACTTAGCAGCCCCATCACCATCCGCTTCCTCCACAATGGTAAACACTCCTGGTCCGGTAAACTTCCCGCTTCTTTCACAATCCGTCCCCGGTCCCTTCCGGATATTCAAATCCGGAATCTCCACCTTCACCATATAGGAAGCCGCCCCGGACAGCTTCTCCATGAACTGCACATACTCCTTCCCCGTGGTGATATACAGCCCCGATTTCAGCCTGTACCACTGCCCGTCCCCGCTGATGCCAGTCACCGTATAAATCCCGTCAAACACCACCTGGTCCACGTTATCCCCCATACAGGGCGCTTTCCTTACATTCACTCCATCCCTGCCCTTATAAAACACCTTCACATACCCAGCCAAAGGCTTCACCGGCTGGTCCGGCTTCCCGTCACTTTCTCCACTGCTTTCGGCCTCCCCAATGATGCTCTTCAATATAGAAAGAATCTTCTCCCCATACCCTGCCCCGGCAGCCCACCCTTTCCCCTGCGGATTGTCCGGAATCCCCAGCCACTCCACAAAAGGCACAGAGCCTCTTGCCACATACTGAAACCTTGGGTCCACCTTCCCATTCCTCAACTCTTCCGTACTGCCATAGGCTTTCAGATGCTGCACCTGCGCCCGGATGCCAAGCCGGGGCGTATCAAAAGAATTCCCCTTCATCCCGTTCTCCGTCACGCCCATCCCGCAGAAATTATTCTGCTCCAGCCTCACCGCCGAACCGGAGAACCCAAAATTCCCCGTCTCCAGACAGGACTGGGCAAAAGCGATATCGCCCCTCACCCCCTCTGTCTCTCCCTCAGAAAGATACAGCGGGACCATATCCAGCACCGACTGGCCCACGGAAGGATTCTTCTTCTGGATATATGCTCTCATCTGCTCCACAGTGGCAGCAGCCTTCCCCATAATCTTCGTATAAAAAGAAGTATCCGCAATGCTGCTGTCACTTCCATTCCCAGCACCACCGTCCATCTCTGCCCTGATATCCTTCCGGAACTGCGCCATGGTCAGCCCGAACCGTCCCCAGATATGCTCCACATCCCCATGGTTGCTTGCAATCCCCCTTTTACACCCTTCACTGTGGCTGATGATCACACCGTCTGCCAAAGGATTCAGCCCGTACTGCTTACACAGATATGCAAACAACTCCACCGCACACTGATAAGCGGCAAGCACATGCTTCCTTGTCCCGCTCCCGTCCCCGGTCTCCGTCCAATTTGCACCGCCCGTATACCGGATGGTGGCAGGCTCCGTCATCTCCACCCCGATATGGGTGTTGTTCCCCGCACCGCCGCAGTGCCAGCCCCTGTGGTCCCACGGCAGCGTCTGGTACACATCCCCGCCCGGCTCCACAATGGCATGGACACAGGCATTGGCATCCCCACGGTTCCAGTTACTGATAAAAGCAGAAGCCATGGACTGGGGACACCCCACCGAATGGATCATCAGCCCCTTCACCGCAATCGTCCTTCCCGCCTGATAACAGCCGGACTTTGTCAAAATACTCTGGATCAGCTTCATATGAAATTCCCTCTCTTTCCGGTTTTAAACATAAAAAAAGACACCAGCCTTCCTGCCGATGCCCTGTCCTTCAAATCCCATTCCACTTATCAAGCGGGCTTTCCTGACCGCCCTGCTCCTCTTTCGTATCCAGTTCCTATCTTCCTACTCTTCCTCTTCCTTTTCCTCCCGCAGCTGTTCCAGCACCGCCTTCAATCTCTCCGGCACCGGAAGCCCAATCCGGGAAGCGTTCTCCAAAATCGAAATCCCCTCATTGGACAGATAGAAAAACACCACCGCCGTCCGCAGAACGCTCCCATTCTGGATGACATAGCTGTCAATGATATGCCCCACCGCCACCAGGCAGAAAATGACCACCTTCTTGAAAATCCCCTTAAAGCCCACCTCGCTGGACAGCTTCCTCTCCACCGCTGCACCCATCAGCCCCGTCAGGTAATCCACCGCCACAAACACCACTAATGCATACAAAAAACCGTCAAAGCCTCCCATCAGCCAGCCGAAAAGACCGCCCACAGCCGCAAACCCACACTGCACCACATTCACAAACTCCTTCATGCAAAATCCCTCACTTTCTTTTCTATGGAAAAAGCGGCCCGCTCCGAAAAGCCGCCGCCCTGTTCCCAAAATCATTTATCCTGCTGTCTCTTCCGTCACCCTGGACACAGATTTTCCCCCACAGGGCTGGCTGAATCCCCTCATACCGTTGTCTCCTCCGTCAGCGTATACGTGATCTTCATGGTCTTATCCACCGTCTTCACCACCGCCGAAGAAAGATTGTTGATCGTTGCCAGATACGGCGTCAGCAGATACATCGTCCGGAACTCACTCCCATAACTGCCTCCCCAGTTCACCAAAAACTGCTTATACTGGAACAGCGGCGTTGCGGAATCATTCAGCCTCATGCTCCCCTGGGTATGGATGACGGCATCCGATGCCGTCACCTGGAAATCCCCCGCCACGATCAGATCCCCGATGAGCGTCATATACACCTCACAGGAACCCGTCTCACACAGCGGCTTCCACTTGGAAGTAAAACCAAACTCGATCAGCGTCACATCCGAAGGATTAGAAACATTGATCTTATAAATCCCCTTCTTGTTATACGCCGGGACATACAGATACCCGCCCCGGACACAGCACTTCACCACCCGCTCCGGATAAGAGGAACTCCCGTCCCTGCTCCCCACATCCATCAGCTTCGCATTGGAGAGCGTCCACTTCCCTTCCGTAAAGGAATAATCCTCCTTCTTGATCTTCACCCACACCATCACGGCGCTGCCGGAAGAATTCCCCTCATTGGAAAACCCGTACCAGTACCCGTCCTGACCGTCCATAAACTCCCCATACTTCGTATAATCCCCCAGGAACCGGAACGTCTCCGTGGTGATCGTGGTGTCCTCTGCCACCGTATACGTGGAATCATCCATCTTCTCATTCAGCCCGATGCTGAAAATCGGCAGCCTTACCCTGCGTATCCGGACGCTGCTGTCCTTAGAAGTGATAGAATATAAAAAGTCATGCTCAAAATCCACCTCCACCGCCTCAAACAGTACCATCTGCCGCGCCTGTGCCATCTCCCTGATATCCACATCCTTCAACTGCAGAAACGTGCTGGCATCCCCCACAAGACTTCCAAATGCGTTCTGCCCTCCCTGGGCGCTGGTGAGCGCCACCGCCGCAACGGTCCCATTCCCCTGGCTTGGCGTGAATTCCCACACAAACTTGTACCCGTTGTCTAGCTTCTTACTCTCCGTCTGGTTCAGGCTCCCCCTTGCCGTGTTGGCCGTGGAATTCACGTTATTAGACGCATACGCCACCGGAAGGTTATCCGACTTCACATACAGGTTATCCACGTCCTCCTCCAAAACCTTGGAAAACAGCAGGATGCCTCCGATCATGTTCGGGCAGATAGGAAGCAGGTTCCCGTTCCACGGAGTGCCTCCCGCCAGATTCTCCGCCGTATAGAAAATCCCCATAGGGTTCAGCCCCAGAATGTTATTCACCGCATTGGTAACCATATTTTCTTCCGTGACCGTCTCCACCTCCCCGGTGGCCGTATCCTTAAGTTCCAGAACCATCGTCCCTTTCAGCCTCATCCCAAACCTCCTCGTATAATAAGTTTGTAAGTAAGAAAAACAGCTATTCCATCTCCACCGGCCGGCAGAAACCTCCGATCCCTGTCCTGCCCCGCACCGTGTCACTGTAACTCCTTAACACCAGCTCCATAGTCTCTGTTTTCACTACTTCCCTGTAATCCCTCACCATCATGCCGCCACGGATACCAAACCGGGGAACCGTCTCCTCCAGCTCAATCTTCCCGTCCCACGCCGGAGCCGCCGCCATGCCCTGGCCGCTGATGGAAGCAATACAGCCTCCCATCTCAATCTCCCCGGTCCCGCCTTCCATCCGCAGATACACATTGAACGTATTGGTGAAATTCGGGATCATGTTCTCAATAGGGTAATACAAAGAAAGAGTATGCCCCCCGCTCCCCCAGGTCTCCTCCGGATGATGAACCAGAATCACCTCATCATTGAATTCAAACGTCACATAAACAGCCGCCTTCCCGTCCCCGGAAAAAGTGACCGGAAGCTCCGCCTCCACCGTCACATCCGTTGTGGATTCCGTGCCATCCTCTGCCACAGAAGGAACCGGAACCACAATGCTCCCGGCGGCAGTACCCGCCTTACTGATCTGCTCCGCAGCAACATTTATCACCACCTGCCCAAAAAACTGCACATGGGTCTCCTCCGCCGCCGCAAACTCAATGCTGATGATTTTCACATCCGTACCACCCACCGTATAGGCCGAAGCATTGGTAAACGTGTGTATCCCAATCTTCCCCGCCTCAATCTGGTTCAACAGTCCGGAAATATTCTTGTCACTCTTAGACTTCGCCTGCGCCAGCCTGGGATTCTTCCCCACACACTTCAAAGACTGCTTCCCGTTGATCTTCATCCTGCATCCCGTCACACAGGCCATCCGGGAAGCATCCGCATGGCCCCCGGAAAACACCAGCACGTCCCCCAGGTCCAAAGCCGGGTTCCCAATGGTGTCCGAATCAAACGGCACGTACTGGATCACGGACAAATCCGACAGAATGTTTCCGCAAAGCTGCCTCCTCGTCTCCTCCAGCCCGAACTGCAAAAGCGGGTTCACCCCCAGATTCATGGTCAGCCCGTCATCCGGCTCCAGGGCATAATACTCCGCTGTCTGTGTCCGCAGGTTCGTGGAACTCACCGCCGTGTACCGGGTAATAAAATCCGAAAAGCTGCTGGAAAACCTGTGCCTGTCCGAAACCGTCATCACAGGTTTGTTCCCATACTTCCGAAGTTCCAGCTTCCCCGCCCGGTTAATGCAGAAAAACCCGCCCAGCACCTGCCCCACATAAAACAGCACATCCCGGTACGTCTCAATGTCATTCTCCGTATACACCGACAGAATCTCCGAACCGTTTGGCATGGCTTCTATCTCCGCCTGGGTATGGGCCAGCTCCACCCTGCAGGCCTTACAGCAGAGCGCCAGAAACGCATAGGCATTCCCCACCGTCTCAAACCCGTTAAAACTCTTCTCAAACCGGAGCATGTGATCATACCCTTTCAGTTCCAGACAGTGGAGCGTCCGGTTTGCCTCACTCACCTCAAAAACCCCCATGGGGACTTCCTCATAACTCCCGTCCCCAAGCCGCAGATGGTAAAATAGCTCCACCTTCGCATCCTCCAGTGTATAGCGGTTAATATCCGAAAACAGGGTAATCCCCATCTCCGCCGCATACACGGTTCCAAGCTCCAGCTCCGTACTCCCGCAGCACTGGTTGGAAACATACCCGGAGCCTTTCACGATATCCTTATTCCCAAAAGAATACTCCACCCCGGCCTTCGTGGTAATCCTCCCGGTCCAGTAATACCTCCTGGTGTTCTCCTGCACCGCCTGCAGGAACGCCTCGCTCACCGGATACAAAAGCAGCACCTCCTTTTCGGACACACAAAAAGCACCAATCATTTCTGACTGATGCCATAAAATAATTTATTCTATTGAAAAATGATTCATAGAAACCCGTTTTTTCTACTTCTTTTCAATCTCAGCCTCAATCAAACGACTGGCAATTTCAAAAGCCTTTACCCGCCTTTTTGCCAGTGTAATCTGGGATTTATACCGGGAAGCATTCTCCTTGCCTTCAAGCGTCTTTACGGTTTCTCTCAGCTTATGCAGAGTTGAATCAATCTGCCGCTTTGCTTCCCTCAATTCTTCTAATGAATAATCCAT